TGCGAAACAGCGCTACTTATTACCTTTTGAATCATTTGCAGACTCGGATGCGAGTGTTGCTAGGTATGCCTGATAGTCAGAGTTAGCAGGGTCAGAAGGTATCCAAGTTTCTGAACCATCATCATTGGTACGAACAATTATTGTTGCACCCGATAGCGTTTTTTCTTCTCTATATTTCATTTTATAACTCCGCACTTAGTTGAATATATCCATTGGCTGAACCTGATGCGCTTGCTAACCATCCAGCAAAACCAGCAGTGGCAGCGGCAGTAGTAAGAATAACTGTGGCGATAGTAGTGCTGACTGGACTGTCTAAAGCGATTGCTGAACCGACTTTGTTTGTGGAGTTTGCGTAAATTGTGTAATTCGTTGCTGCTTGGAATGTAGCACTTGGAGTAGTACGCATAGTTACTGGAAGCGGTACTAGACAATATGCGGCAGTCGTACTGTAATACGAAGCCTGTGCAATAGGGTTAGAAGATAATCCTGTTGTTGCATAAAAGTACCGCTGGCAAGCCGCTAACTCCCCTTGGAGTGTGCCGGTAGCAGTTTGGAAAGCGGTAGCGACTGAACCTGCTTCAGCCTGTACGCCCCAAATGTCAAAGGTATTTGATTGAATACCAATAGATTGCGCTTGACTATAATCTGAACCACCAGAAACCCATAGGTCAAGGCGTAAATATGAACTGTTTGCAGTTGTTCCTATTGTTTTTCCACTAATTGAAGGAACTGCGATAGTTACGGAATATCTTGCCCAAGAAGTTGAAAGTGTGACTGTGCCACCATTTGTTATTACTATTGATGACGGACTTCCACCTGTTCCAAAATTTTGGATTGCAGATATTGCAACTTTAGGAGTACCTGATGCAGCCTTTGCCCAAAAAGAAAAGGTCATAGTTTGACCAGCAAAAGCACGAACATCCTCAATTTTTTGACATAAAAACGAATAAGCGTCTGCACCAGTTTGACCCGTAGTGACAAGCCTTGCAAAATTAGTTGCTTCGTATCCCGCAACGGGTGCTGCGCCTGGTGTGAAAGTTTGTGCTGAATAAGTTGTCGTGCCGGTGGCAGAATTAGTAAGCATTTGCCAACGGTCAAAACCATAAGTTGAATCTGTTGTTGTTGTCGTAAATGTTCTTTGATTTACATTAAAATCACCATTGATAATCTTGTTCTTACCGGCAGCAAAGTTCTGATTCCACCCCAACCCACTTGCGTTAGCAGAGTTGGCTACGAGTGTGCTGCCATTGGCTTGCCCAACAGGAGACAGGTAATTGAGCGTACCTGCTAGATCATCCATTCCGGATGCTGTGAGTACGTCACCAGCCGACCAATTCGCCTTCGTTGGAAATCCTGTTGCCATGTTTTCTCCTTACCAAGCTAGCACGGAACTGTCGAGGATTCCGTATAGTGTTGAGTCTAGAATGAAGCAATCGACAATCGGCTCACTGGTTGTAAAAGTGATGTCAAACGTGTTGGGTGTAATCGTGTAATTGCTACCCATAACCTGCAAAGTCTTTTCAATCGTTGATCCATTGGACTGCACGTTCTTGATGTCCACTGTTGAGAAATAGTCCAGGGTGAGAGCTGCAACGATTCCAGAGGCATAATTGGGAGTCGTCAAATCTTGGCTGATGGCATCGATTCGGATGGTGGTGTCTTTTCGGGTCTGCACGTACACCTTGGCAATATTGGCCGCCTGTGCGTCGTTGATGCCGACAAGATTGGTCTGATTGACTGAGTGAGGAAAGTACTTATAGACAGAATCATTGTCTTGATAGGACTGCGCTGTGCCGCCGATATTGGTCATCGAAGCTGTATTCACAATCAGCTTGTCATCATGAGCGAAGGTAATTCCAGAGTATTGGATACCCGTGCCATCATTGGAGAAATAGGTGATGGGAGCAGCATCATTTGTTTTCATGACATTACTACGAGACTTGAAGGTCACATAGCCAAAAGCATCGACGTAAAAGGCTCCTTGTTCGACAAATTCCACATTTTTCATGGCTGAAAGAGATGAGCGCAGGGTGCCGGGGTCGGCTTGGACTGTGTTGTCGCCAGTGTCAATCGCACGCAAATTCGATGGAAAAGAGACTGCGTCCAAAATGGAGTTGATGCGCTGGCCAGTGGTCTGACCTGATGAAGTGCCAGAGACAGTCGTGATGTTAGCCATGTTCAGAAGTCTGAACGCATCGCAGACCACCAAATCCACGTATCCAAAGCTCATAGTCGTTGGGAATGAGTATTGATAGGCGTTGATATAGCCTGAGAATTGGGTGTAGGTGTTGCCAGCATAGGTAGCCGATATTGTTATTTTTTTGTTAACCGATAAAAATCCGTAATATGGACTTGCCGTGTTCTGTGGATTCCACCAACCATTTGGATCATAGATTCTCACTGTGCCTTGATTGGCTTCAAATTGGTCTTGAAAAAGGTTATATCCACCACCGATTTTAATCTGCAAAACTTGTGAAGATACGTCCACGATGTTGGATGCACCTGAACCCAAATAGTTGTAGTCGAGTCTGCCTTTTGTGGCATTATCTAAAGTCATCACATTTGTGCCAGTAGGGAAAGCAGGTGAGTTTCCTAAGTCAACAAGAACTGTGATGGTGATTGGATAAGTCATTACCAGCCCAACTTGTCTCTCATGCCTGATTTAATGTAAGAACTGGCAGAGCCGTTTGCGGTGGTGTTGACTTGGCTTTGGTTAAGTGCTTGGCCGTCGATAAGAACTTGGATGCTTGATGGAAGTGTTGGCAGTGATGCAAGTGCATCTTGGAATGCTTGAGAAGCTGCATCCATAGCAGCTGCAATCGCATCTGTTGAGGCTTGGTCGGCTGATGTGAGCGCATCTGTTGCCGCCGCTTGTGCATCTGCCATAGCTGATTGAGCTTGTGAATCATAGACAGCACCCAGAGCAGGGTTTCCAGCTGCATTGGCGGCACTAGATTGGTCAAGCAAGGAGCCGATGTTGATGCCTTGGGTCAAAAGTGAAAGTTGATAGGCAGTATCCATAGCCTTTTGAAGCCCTGTTGTGAAGGCGTCAACGGAATTGGTCGCCTTATCAAATGGGCTTAGTCCAGCAATCTTCGTGAAAGTATCAAGCAATTGAGTCAACGCATCTGAAAGGGATGCAACCGCTGGCATATTCTTATCTTGAATTGCTGCCGCTAGCTGATCGTTAGTGGCCAAGATTTGTAGGCGCACCTTGTCATCTTGAGCGAGCTTTTCATTCTGGAGTGCTGCTTGAATTTCAATGGCCTGTAGGTCAAAGACTGCTTGAGATTTCTTGAGTAAGGCAGAAGCAGCGTCAAGTTTTGCTTGTTCTTTGGCTACGGCTAAGGCCTTGATTTGAGCAGCTGTTAAGACTGTGACTGCCTTGGCTGCCGCTAGATTAGACTTGGCGACCATTCCAGCACTACGCGTATTAATTGTAGAAGCTGAAGCAGCTGCGGCATCTGCCTTTGTCTGTTGGTCTTTTGCGCCTAATCCTTGGAGAAAACCCAAAGCACTGTTTTTATATGACCAGCCTAATAATTTTCCTACCCATGAGAGCATTCCAGCACCGGGTAGAGATTCGATTGCCTTGCCAATATCTCCAACGCCACGAATGATGTTGGCGATTGCAGTTGCAGCAGTTGTCATTCCATCAATAAATCCAGTGAATGAATTACTTGATGTCAGTGAGGTGAAAGCATCGACCATTCCGGAGCCAATAGTGACCTTAGCTTCTTCCCAAGCTGCGCCTATGCGCTTTATTTCTCCGGCGTATGAGGTCGCCGCTGTTTGAGCATCACCTTTGAATAAACCGTTGAGCTGTTCTTGAATTTGAATAAAAGACTTGCCCTTGAGTTGAGCTGAAGTTAATCCAACGCCAAGGCGAGATAGGGCAGTGGTCTGGCCAAGGTAAGCCTTGCCGAGTGCGGTTGTGACTGAGCCAAGGTCTTTCCCGGTACCAGCTGAAACGTCCAAAGCAAGGTTGAGAAGGTTTTGAGCCTGTGTAGCATCCTTTGTAGATCGCACCAAAGTATCAAAGCCAGCTCGCAAATCGTTTTTGAGTATGCCAGTGGCTAGAGATGTTTGAGTGATGAAATTTTCAACCCCTGCATCTTTGAATCCTTGCCCTACGTTCTTGAGAGTGTTAGCCAAGAGCATCGCAGCCTTTTGGTCATTGGCGAATGCCTCGACTGATGCCTTTCCAAATTCGATGATTTTTGTCGTTGCAAAGGTAGTAGCAAGAATCTTGCCCAATTTGCCCACGGCTGAATCCAGAGACCCAAGCTTCTTGTGAGCATTATCAAGATTTTGTGCACCCTTAAGTTGGGTAACGATGTCGATTGCGACTGTGGATTTTGTGCTCACTTAATCACCACCGATTTCGTATTAGTCTGTGCCTGAAATTCTCGAAGCGTGTCATCGACTGCCTTGGCTACCTTTCCGGTCGTCTTTCCTTGATCATGCGCCCATGCTTTGAAAATGAGGCGGCCTTGCATATGAGGTTTGCCTACGTATCCACCAAGCTGTTCATTGAAATTTGGACGAGCTGTCTTTGAGTGATTCTTGTTGACTGTGCCAGCACGTTCATAAATGGCACCTGCACGCGATGAGTTGAGGATGCGATAAAGGGAGATGAATCCCTTGGAATTTCTTTTCGTAGGAGCAGTAGAGAAGCGGATGCCCTGTTTAACTTCAGAGGCATTAAATTTTGGAAATGAACCTTTTTTTGATTCAGTTGATTTCTTGAATTTTGCAGCTGAACCGCCCACAATCCAGTTAGTCAGACCACCGGGGCTTGCTTGCACATAACCTTTGGCTTCATTGACGACGGGTGCAGCAAAAGCACGCACCTGCTTGTTGAGGTTTTTTTCTAAGTCAGGAGCAAAAGAGCGCAGAGCTTTTCTAGCCTCTTTGAGTCCTCTTACCTCTACTGGCATTTTCTATCCTTCTGTTATCTTCGATGAAAACGTCTTGAATGCTCACGAGCATTTCTTCGTCTAAGTTGATGAGTTCACTGGGTGCAATCCCTGTCCTCACCGCCATTAAGGCGATGAGGTAGGTGAAGGACTTACGATCTACCCTTTTGGGGCTTCGGTAATGACCTCAACATCTTCCAAAGTTGCAACGAACTTTTCTCCGAATGCAAGAACGTCTTTCCCGGCTGTAACAAGGCACTTCCATGCAATCCAGTAAATGTCGCTTTGACGTTGCAGCTCAGTAATGGCCTTGAAGAATCCCATCCCTGCGTGCTGTTCAAAAGCATATTGAATTGCTGGAGTGATTTTGTACTCGCCAGAATCACCATTGGTTTGTGTAATTTTAAGAATTGTTGCCATGCCGTTTCACCCTTTTCGTTTAGTTATTACCAAGAACCAGTAGTCGCCACGCTGAGCGCGCCGTTAACTGTGAACGTGATGTCCTGAGTTGCGATGTCGCCCACTGCTCCGTTGATAGGAGTGAGGTTATTGACAAGAATCAAGCCACTATAAAGTGGATTGGTTGCTGAAACTGTTGCTGATCCACCTGATTGAACTTGAACAGCTTTGAATGCTGTTGAAGCACCATAAGCAGCCTGAAGTGTTTGAAGGACGGATGCAGTTGCATCATCGTTCAAGAATGAAACTGTGATGGTGTTGGACTCAAGACCCTTGACGAACCGGTAGCCTGTGTCGCCCATCGCAGTGACATTTATTTCGTCTGCTTTCTGGTTTATCGTAAAAGCCTTGACGTGGTCACTCAAATCGACTGTGCCGAGCTTGAAGCCAACTTGGTTATTTAGAAAAACTGCCATTTGTTATTCCTCTACTTTCTCTGCCGCTGGCTTTGATGCTTTGGCTGGTGGTGTGTCTGTTACTTGCCCAATCTTTATTAGGAAGGCAAGATTCTCTGGGGTTAGTTCATCCATGATTTAGCTCCATGTCGTTAGCGTTGAGATTGAAAGTTCAGCTGCGAGCATCTGTCCAGCATCTTGCCCAAGCACTGTAGGCGCGCTCAGAGTGCCGATGTTGAACACGATTGAACTTGCAGCAAGTTTGTTGAATACGCCGACCATAAATGTCTCGATGTCGGCGAGGTTTCCTTGGTTATCAAAAAGTGGCACGATGCACGTCAGTTTGAAATGAGCCATCGGTGAAATGGTGCTGTATTGGTTATTTGTAGGCTCGATATATGGATCATCGGGCTGAATGATGATGGAGTTCGCCAACGGCGCAGCAGGTGGAAAGGCGAACACCTGCCACACCGATGGGTTCGAGAGCGCAGCGGCAATAGTGGAACGAAGCGCAGTGACGGGTACGCTCATCATCCCACCATGCTTCGCGGCGAAATGTAGTCAGATAAAAGTCCACGAACGCGACCCATAAGTGAGTTACCCATGCGATATGGCGATGGAGAAAAGTCAGGTGAGATTCCACCGGCTGAAGATTGTTGACGTGCTTGCCAAATATCGACGGCAATCATCATCGCAGCTTCTCGAACTAGGGGAGTGGTTGAATACTCAGTGAATTGGTCTGCGTAATTGACCGAGACTTTTCCATAAGGCTCGATGAGATGGTAAGGATCATCAGCTTGAGTGAGTGCAAATTGGATGATGGAATATTGACGAGGAAAGTTGAACATCGAAAATGGATAAATAGAAAACCATGGAAATGACGCTGAAAGTCCATTTGCAGTTGGATAAGTCGCTGTTATGACGTGCGAGCCGTTGTAGACGCTTCCAGCACGTGTAATGGTCACTGTCTGTCCTACTGTGTAGGCAGATGGAGTCGAAAGGACTGCGTATCCAAAATTGTTTGAGATTGAGACCCCTACGATGGGATAAGTGTTGTACCAAAGCATCGCGTTGATTTTGTCCTCAGATGCTTGGCAGACTTCCTCAACGATTGAATCTGCGTAGAGAGTGCCGATGCCAAGGTTTGTTTTCAGCTCGGAAGCTGTAACGAATGTTGCTGCCATGGTCTTTCCTCTCTGTTAAAGACCCTAGGCGACAGGGTGACGCCGCCTAGGGGTACTAAGGTTTCGTCTATTAGACGAGGTTGAAGCGACGAACACCGGCAGGAATCAAAACCTTTCCTGCGCCGTAGCCGTAAATTGCTGTCTGAACTGCCATTGAACCAACGACGTTGACTGAGAAAAATGCTTCTGGAGATTCAATCCAAAGAGCAGTCTCAGGCGCGATGATGAATGCAGACTCATCGACAAGACCAGCCGTGAGGTTCTTGTCAACGTACAAATCAAGTCCGAGCAAATTACCCTTGATTGAAGTTGGCTTTGAATCACCAGCTGCGTTCCATGGGTTAATAGCGTTATAAATTGGACGACCTGTGGTGTCTGTGTATCCAAGAATCTGTGACCACCAGTCAGTATTGGCAACGATGTTGGAAGCGAAGTAAGAAGAACCCTTGTAAGCAGCAGGTGCTTCTGTTGATACGTAGCTGATAAGGCCAGCGTTTGTCGCTGCAACACCTGTTGCCTGTGTGCCACCAGCTGTGAGAACTGCAACCATCGCAGCGTCAGTTGTTAGGCGATAAGCGCGCTCCAACTGAATGGCAAGCTGGTCGAAGAAGATTGGGTCTGAACGCTCAAGAAGAGCTAGGTCGATTGTCTGTTGCCCTGCATAACGAGAAAGTGTCACTGTCTCATAAGCAGAAGTCATAGGTGTATCTGAAGGTGCGTCACCTTGTACGTTGACCGCAGTTGTTGGAGCAGTAGAAGAACCGCCACCAGCTGAAGTTACGAGTGAAGGGATATTAACCTGCATACCTGACTTTGGAGCAGCTTGACGGCTAACAGCGTCGATTGTTGGACGACCAAAGTTGGTGTTAGACACGAACTTGGACATGTATTGAATTGGTGAGAATGCAGGGTTTGTTGAAGTGGTGTCTGATGCTGTGATTGAGGTGCGATCTTCAGACGCCTTAATCCAAAGTGCAGAAGTCTCGTCACCGAGAGCAGCCTTCACCTTGTGTTCAACGTAGCGACCCATTGAGTCAATTCCGTGACGAACGGATGTTGTGATGTAAGGCTGTGAAGCCTTGATGATTGGACGTGAGGCATCCGCTGTTGCTGCTGCCTCAGTTGTTGCGGCTGCGGTGTTTTCTGACACGCTTGCCTCACTTTCTGTTTGGGTTTCGGTTTCTTCTAAAGCCTTTTCAAGTTCTTGAATATTCTCAAGAGCTGTGACAGCTTCAGAAATCTTTGCGATTTGTGCATCTTCCATTTCCTCAAGAGTTTCCTCAACTGCTTCATCTGCATCACCTGCGGCAGCTGCCACATTAGTAACGAGAGCATCGCTGAAAGCAGGAGTCTCGACGAGTGAAACTTCCTTGAGAATTGCGCGAGATACATAGAGAGTCCCATCCTTGCCCGGCTTGCTGGCAATAACGTCCACCCCTACTGAAAGACCATCGAGCAATCCTTCAGATGCTTTGATTAAATAATTTTCACCATCACGGCTTGCAGATACCTTGAAAGTTCCAAGCATCGCTGTGTCGGTATCGTTAAGAGATTGAGCGCGACCAATTACCCCGGATGCAGTTTGTTCATGTTGCGCGAGCAACTTTATTTTGGATACGTTGGGAACTTGTATGGATCCGCGCTCAAAGACAACAGCACCCACATTTGTATGACCGACTTTGCCGTATGGGACGACAATTCCGGAGATGATGCGGCGGCCTGAGTCGGCTGCTTCAATCGCGCTGCTAAAGGTTAGATGCATCGGCTTCTGCGTTTCCATCAGGAGTTAACCCTTCCATTTCTTTTGCTTGATTAAGGTCAATGAGTTTGAGTTCAAGTAGCTTTTCAGTTACTTGTAGGCGAGTTTGTGGATCAGCACGCAAGAACGTGTCATCTACTGCAAATTTCACGACTTGTCCGCGTGGAGTTAAATCATCCATGGATAGGCGTGCCTCAATAGCTGCAACGTATGGGTAAAGAGAATATGCAAAGAAATCTTTGCGTCCGTCAAGCACGTTTTGATATGTCATACCGCGGAAAACTTCAGCATCTACCATCCACGCCGGTACGTTGCACGCACGTGAAAGTTCAGTTGCAAGATATTGCTTTGCTTCGTTGTACATCATGTCCTTGGGAGCAAAAGACACTGGCTGGAAATCTAAAGTGGATGTGAGATAGGCAGTTCCGCGCGAATTTCTTGCGGCCTTCCAAGAGTTGAGTATTCCTTGCACTTGTTCTTCAGGTAAGTCTGCGCCATTATTTTTAATGAACCCGGATCCGATTGGGGTTTGTGCTGCAATAGCAGCTGCCTTTTCAATATCAAGTGCTGCTTGAATGGTGGAGTTAGTAGTAAGAAGCAATCCTTGAGATAGAGATTGAAAAGTGACAAGTGAGCCGATACCGCTATCGGGTACGCGCTCAGCATCAACCATGTAGTAGTCAATCTCTGTTGATTTTGAATTGTATTTGACAGTGACACGATCATTTTGAATCCATGAAAAAGATGCTGGACGATTATCGTCTGCATAAAGTTCTTCAACGCGAAGATAAGCAGTGCCATACATCATCAGTGAATCAACCATCCATGCAAGTGTTACTGCGCGAGGTTGACGCTTATCAAATTGGTTCAGCCAGGAGACGGATGCAACTTCTTCACCTGTTGACGCTGAATATGCAGCGAGTGGAATACTTGCAATCGTGTTGCAGACCAAATCGCGGCAACGCCGAATCGTTGGCACAGCCATCGCATTTTGGCGAGCGATTGAATTCACATAATTGTTGTAACCGCCGTAATTGGAATTGCCCCAATACGTAGTAAAGGGTTGATCCATAACAGGTGGATTGAGCTGTGCTTGAACGCGAGCAGAAGGGGATGGCTCAGTGGCCTTAGCGCGTAGCCCGAAGGTTTCAAGTAGTCCCATAGGAGACTATTTTGAAGATTTGTCAAGCACATTTCAGCAAAGTCGCTAAATGTCGTGTCGCTTTTTATCCACTTTTGGCAGATACGTAACCGAAATTAGG